TTTAGTTCCACTAACAGCTCCACCAGTTACAATTTGCTTAACTTTTACGTTTTGATAAGCAAGTTTACGAAGGGATCGAGTACGTTTTTCTATATCTTGAAAATCTTCTTCATTACCTTCTCGAGCTCCTACAAACCAATAAATAGTTTCATTAGGGTTTTTCTTAGCATAAGAATAAATAGCACCAATAGGTGGTTTATCCTTAGGAGAAGCCATTACTGTTACCTTACTTGGGAGTAATTTTTTGTATATGTTCCAAATAGCAAGTGATTCTTCTTGACTTATAGAATCTCTTATTCCACTTCCTACTAAAATAATTAATTCATCCAGTTCAGGATTTTCAGCTAAAGCACGTTGTACTACCTCTAAATGACCTGATGTTGGTGGTTTAAAACCACCTCCAAACATGCCAACTATTTTTTTATTGGAAGATTCATTTTCATCTATAAGACCTTCTACTAGTGCCTTAACTAAATCATTCATGCTAAAAAGGATTTTAATTTTGATTGGGCTTCTTCTTTAGATACTGAGTTATTTACTATGTTTTTTATAAATTTATCATTTAACATAGTTTTTATTTCTGCAGCATCCTTAGCTTTACGAGCATCTGAACTAGCTTGTTGTTTGGGAGTTTTGGGTTTAGTACCTTTAGGTTTAAAAGGATCAAGATATGTTTTCATTATATCTTCTAAATCCGAAATTTCTTGGTCCTCTAAAGTATTAGCTACAGAAACAAAATTGGATCCAAATAAATTTTTATATGGGTCATAATTTTGAGTTACATCCTTCCAAGTTTTCATTACAATACCCGGAGCTAAACTTCTATCTTTACCGCCTGATTTTTCATAACGGTCTTGGTTTTGTCTTAAAGAGCGTTCTAAATCAGTATAAACATATAACATGAATACTTGATACCCTGCTTCTTCTAATTGGGTTTTTAGTTTAGAAGTTTGATTAAATGAAGCTCCTGTACCATCTAATATAAATGATTCTTTATTACCTATAGTAGAATCTAAATTAGCTTTAAATTCTTTATTAGCAGCAGCCATAGCTTTGGCTTGGTTACTTCTTTCTTCAGGAGTAGCATTTTTAAGGTCTAATGTTATATTAGCCTTTTTTAACATAGGGACATAAATGTCATCTACGTTTAATGTCTTTAAACTTCCTAAATCTAAACCTCTTAAGATAAATCCCTTTCCAGCTCCGGGAGCACCCGCTAATATAATAGCTTTAGACTTACTTTGTATTTCTTTTAGAATATCGTACAGTTTCACAGTAAAGTATTTGTTATAAATATTACAAATCTCTTTTAGCTGTGGTTCTGAATTCTGTAAATGCAGGTTTGTGGTTAGGGTTTTCTATATCAAATAAAGTGCGCACTGCTCTGTAGATATTTAAATTATCTTCTTGTGTTCTTTTTGATTCATACATTTCCCATCCTTTACCTTGAATCTTACCTTTTTTAGGACCTCGCTTAGATGATTTTAACCATAATACACCTGTGCGATCTACTTTTTTACCAAAACATTCTTCAAAACATTTAGCGTACATAGCGGTTTGTAAGTCATACGTTGTTTGAAGGTGGTTAGATGTTTTAAAATCTATAACCCATAACTCACCATTTATTTCACAAACCATATCACACGTACCTGCTACTTTTAATTCGTCTGAAAATAGATGAATTTCTGCTTCAATAAGAGTAGGTTTATATTCTTCCCAAAAATCAACAAAGCGTAAAAACATTTGCCAAACATTAGGAGCATACATAGGAATACCATGTTCTAAAAATGATAATTCCTTACCATTAAGGTAATCTTCAATCATTTCATGTACTTGTGTACCTTCTTCACTTGCTCTTTTGACAATATAATCAGCTGAGTAGCCTACTTTTTTTAACCAATCCTCAAAGAATTTACCTTTAGGATAATGACTTAATACATAAGTTACTGAGGGGTAATATTCGCCATTTCTTTGATAATATCTTCCATCGGGAAGAGTAATTTGTTTATGGTCGTCTGATATTTCAAGGATACGACCAAATTGTTTTTTAATTTGTTTCATAGGGCTAATTTTCTAGCCAAAAGCCCAGATAAAGTTAGGGGGGTAGACTTTTGAATAAGTTCAGTAAAACGTTTGAATCCTAAGTCACTAGGGTCTTTATCGTCCATTTCTAGTAAATGAACCTCTTTACCCTCATTCATAAACTTTTCACAAAATTTGAGTGATGATTTAATTGCATCACTATCTAATGCTATATATATTTTTTCAACTTTAGAAGAAACAATTTTCTTCATTAGGTTAGTTTGTATATTTTTTCCTAACAGCGGGATAGCATTCCTTTTGATGGCTATAGCGTCGAATGGTCCTTCGCACAATACCAACGGGCTATTCCAGTTTATAAACATTTCAAACGGTACAATATCACGAGATACTGATGGATTTTTATATTTACGGAAAGGTTCTTTTTCAAAGCTACGAGCTGTAAAGTAATTTAAATTACCTACAGCATCGTAAGAAGGAATAATAACCATATTTTTATATTCCCCGCTTTCACAATAACCCATATGATATTTAATCATATCTTCTTTTGTAACTCCCCTACGCTTTAAATAAGCGTAAGCATGTCGAGCCATTAAGCTGGAGGGGTTATCTATAAATGGGGTATATTCTTTGGGGAGTGCTAAATCGTTTTTTACTATTACTTCTTCAACAAACGAACCCTGAGGAATTAGTTTTTTGGCTTCCTCGATTTTATCGTATGCTTCTATTTTCTTTAGAAGATTAGGAATTGTTTTACCTCTAGTATTACAAACCCAACAATGCCAAGGGTTATGTCCCTTTTTATTTTCTGTAAAATTCACCTCCATTTTAGGTTTATGGTGTTTACAAAAAGGACAGTGGTAAGCATGGTTACCTCTGGATGTTTGTTTACCTTTTCCTAGGACAGAGTCCATTAAAGATACTAGTAACTGATTTACCATTAAATGAAATATACAAATCCTAATTTAAAAATCAAAGTCTGAGGTAAAAAATTTACCTAGTATGTTATCATTTAAATATTTATCTGGGTTTTCTAAGACTTCCATTTGGAATAAGTACTTAGTCTCCAGATATGTAAGGTGTTTTTTATTAAAAGCTATTTCAAGGATTTGTTTTTTCAAATCTTCTTTCGTAACTTCTCCTTCAGTTATTTGACGCTTCAATTTAGCATTTGATCCTATATATTTTTTCCAATCGCTTTCCTTTTGGACGATTTTATAAGATTTTCTCCTTCCCCTTCCCGTTTGCTCGGCAAGTTCTACTTTAGTTAATTTTTTCTTTTGGTTGTGGTATAATACTTTTTTACCCACATATTTTTTACCCTCGGGGGTAATTACTTGGTAGACAAACCCAAAGGTATTGGGTGGGAATTCTGATATGTCTGTAATTTCTTTTTCATTATATAACCAATTCATCTATCTATATTTATTAATATTGTTGTATCTGTAGTTTGAGATGTGGGGAGTGGTTGACCTAATTTAGCTACGGCTAATAAATTTTGCTCTTCATCATACAATCCTACTGTTGTAACGTAAGGAGAAAAATCTGATCCTGTTACAAAATCTTTATAAGTAGAACTTCCTGAAATTGCTATTGAATCGGACCCATAAGTTGTAGTTAAACTTGGATTTAGAGAATAATTAAGTTCATTAGCTCTTATAGTACATTTATACTGAGTTTCATAAATTGTAAGGGTTGATTCCCATTTAGATCCTGTAAAATCATAATTTCCACCACTTCCATTCTCCCCCGTAAATATAACTAAACCAGCATCGTAAATTATATTACCTACATTTAAAGAATTACTTATTAAATTTCCTTGACCATCATCCATAGCAAGACTAGATGAATAACTTCCAGGTTTAATATACTCCCCAAATTGTTTAGAAGGTATAGATAATACCGTAATATTTGATCCTATTGAAGTTGGAAAATATCTATCTTCAGTTAAGGATTGAATGGAATTTAAATAAT